AATGGATCAAGAAATTGAAGTTGATAGACAAAAACAAATTCAACAGCAATTAGAAATGCAACAACTTGGTTTATTAAATTCAGAAGAACAACAACAATAAATAAATAATATTAGGAGAAATAACAAATGTCAAATGCAAAGAAAATTATCGAATCTCTTCAAACTGGAGATCTATATGGTGCTCAAAAAGTAATCAACAACGCACTTATGATTAAGATGGGCGAAGCACTTGAAGAAAAACTTGTAAATTTTGCCCCCTCAGTTTTTAATGAAGCAAAAAAAGCAAAGAGAGATTATGATGGAGATGGTACAGTTGAATCATCAAGTGCTGAGTTTTTAGGTTCCAGAGATAAAGCAATTAAGAAATCTATGGCAATGAAAGAAGATTGGACATCTGACATTACTAATGGTTATGATTTAACTAACTTTTTAAATCAATATCAACAAACTGGTCAAATGCCACCAGAACTAGTAGCATTTTATCAACAAAATCCACCAGTAGGATCTGGTAAAAAGAAAAAATATCCAATCGCTAATGCTCAAGCACAAACTATTAATGCTGGATATGAACCATATGGTAATGGTATTCAAGAAGAATGGACTGACCAAATCAGTGATCCAATGGCATTGGCAAATGCTTTGAATACTTATCAAAATACTGGTCAAATGCCACCAGAACTAGTAGCATTTTATCAACAAAATCCACCAGTTCAAAATGTTAAAAAGAAAAAATATCCAATCGCTAATACTCAAGCACAAACTATTAATGCTGGATATGAACCAGATGAAGATATAGATTCAATTGTAGAATCATTTGAAAATGATATAAGAGAAATTGTTCAAGAAATTCAAGAACAAACTGGTGAAGCATTATCTGATCAAGAAATTGCAGAAATTGCTCAACAATATTTAAGTCTTCTTGGAGAAATGAGTGAAGAAGAATATGATGAAGAGGAAGATGATGAAGACGATATCGCAGAAGCATTAGAAGACGGAGTTGACAGAGTTACATACCCACCAAGAGCACCTTCAATACTTCCATCAAAAAGACCAACAAAACCACCAACACGTCCATTAAATCCAACAAAATATCCACCTGTAGGTCTTTCAAAAAGACCTGGTATAATTCATTATGGTTCTGATGAATTCTTTAATTTACCATCAGGAATTCAACAACACTATCACCAAGTATTTGGTAATCAGGATCCTGATCTTCCAACGGGTAATCCGTAATAACTTTCACCAGGATTTAACCCACCACCAAGTGGTTTATGATAAACATGCAATGATTAATTAAGGATAAAATCTCATATGAAACTAATTACAGAAACAATTGAAAAAACTGAAACAATTGTTGAATCAAACGAATCTGGCGGAAAAAATTACTTCATCAAGGGTGTGATGATGGAATCTGGTGTAGTTAATCGTAATGGAAGAATGTATAAACCAGATATTCTTCTCAAGGAAATGAGAAGATATAATACAGAATATGTTGACAAAAAGAGAGCACTTGGTGAGTTAAACCATCCATCTGGTCCTACCGTAAATCTGGATAGAGTTTCACATATCATTACAAATCTAAATGAGAGTGGAAATCAAATAATTGGTAAGGCAAAAATAATTGATACTCCAATGGGTAAGATTGTAAAAAATCTTATTGACGAAGGTGCTCAATTGGGAGTTTCATCAAGGGGTATGGGATCTCTTAAGAAAGAGGGAACCATAAATTATGTTCAACCAGATTTTACTCTTGCTGCGATTGATATTGTTGCAGATCCTTCTGCTCCAAATGCATTCGTAAATGGTATTCTTGAAGGTAAGGAATGGGTATGGGATAACGGTATTCTCAAAGAACAACAAATTGCTCAATATCAAAGACAATTACAAAGAACACCTAGAAGAAAATTAGAAGAAAATGCTATAAGATTATTTTCTGATTTCTTGAAAAGATTATGAAATATAAATCAAAAAAATCTAAAAAGGGTGGTTGTATGAGTGAAAATTCATACAACTATATTCGTGCATATATTCCATATATGGCACAACAAATTAATGAAGATATATTCACTGGATTTGGGAAAAGATTAGGACTTGCTGGAAAAGAGTATGGATTTAGACTACTTCAAAAAGCACATGAAATTAATCGTAATTCTCAGCAAAGAAGACTTGCACATGCACAAGAAATTGATAATAGAATATTATTCTCAGCAATGCATAAATCTTCAGGTTTTAGTCCAAGAGAAATTATAAATTTACAATATTCTCCAAATGCAAGCGAAAGAATGCTTGCTACTAATATAAAATCAAGCGTTCTAAATCAAAATCCAAACTTAGCATCATATATGCAATCTTCAAAAGTATATAAGCAAAGACGAAAACAATCAAAACAAGCATCAGTAAGCACTTTAAGTAGTTCAATTGGTCTTTCTGGTTTAAAGACTCCAGTAGGGTCACCTCCTATAAGCGTTAAAGAAAAAATTTCAAAACTTTTATCAATAAATCCAAGAAAAGCAGCAGATACTTTACAAAGAACAAGAGGTATTTTAAATACTCAAAGAAAAAATCAATTATTAGCAAGAGGTGCTAATAAATATAGAATTGGTTTAGAGACAGGTTTGGTATAGTGGAAAATAAAAAATATCTAAATAGTTTTTAGACTTATTAATGGAGAAATATATGGATTACACTAGCGCATACTCAGATACAAATCTTTACAATGATGGAAGCGGAAGGGGTGCAATGATCAACCCACCAATTGCACAACCTGGTACAGAACAAATGAATATGGGTTCTCTTAGACCTGGTGGTTCATCATACGGTGGTGTTCCAGCTCAAGGATACATGCCACAACAACCAATGCAGTCACCAGCAATGGGCATGTATGCAGGAATGGGTCAACAAGATGAAGTTATGGAAGAAGATTATCTTAATAGTCTCTTTGATGGTGAAAATCTTTCAGAAAATTTTAAATTCAAAGCAAAGACTATCTTTGAAGCAGCAATCAATGAAAAGGTTGCATTTATCGAAGCACATATTATTGAAGCAGCAAAAGAACTAATGGCAGAACAAACCCAAGCAGCAAGAGAAGTTGTTCAAGAAACAACTGCTAGTTCAAATGAAGAATTAATTGAACATTTGGATCAATATCTTTCATATGTTATTAGTGAATGGATGCAAGAAAATCAAGTAGCAATTGAAAGAGGTCTTCGTACCGAAATTGCTGAGAACTTTATCAATCAACTTAAGGATCTTTTCGAGAGTTCATTTATTGATGTTCCCAATGAAAAATATAATATTCTTGATGACATCTACGCAGCAAATGCTGAATTACAAAACTCACTTAACAATACTATTGCAGAAAATGTTCAACTCAGAAATGAAGTTACTGCAAGATTGTGCGCTGAAGCATTTATTGATCAAACCTCAGATCTTGCAGATACACAAGTTGAAAGACTTGCATCTCTCGCAGAAGGTATTGAATTTGACAGCGTAGACCAATACAGACAAAAAGTTGCACTTCTCAAAGAGTCCTATTTTGGAAGAAATACTCCAGCAGTTCAACAATCACAAAATGCAGGTTTCTTAACTGAAAATTCAGGTTCATATGTTTCAACTGATTCAGCAAATCCAATTATGAACTCAGTTGTTCAAGCAATTTCAAATATGCAACGTCATAAACCAAAAGCAGCACAAAACAGCGAAAAACTTGCAGAATTAATCAATCCCGGAATCGTTCAGGACAATTTTATCTGAAAATTTAAAGTTTAATAAATAAAAAAGACACACAAGGAGAGAACAATGGCAGATTTTGAAACGACACCTTATGATCAATTAGTAGAAAAATGGTCACCAGTCCTAGAGCACGGCGACCTACCCTCAATCGGTGATTATCACAAGAAGAAAGTCACCGCAGTACTTCTCGAAAATCAAGTCAGAGCACTTCAAGAAGAAAGAACTCAACAAAATCTTTTCGAAGCAGCACCAACAGTTTCCATGGGTGGAAACTACACCACTAGTCAAGTTGGATCAGCAGGAAACTTTGCTGGTTATGATCCAGTTCTAATTTCACTAGTTCGTCGCGCAATGCCAAACGTCGTTGCATACGATATCGCTGGCGTTCAACCAATGACTGCACCAACTGGTCTTATCTTCGCAATGCGCGCGAAGTATAACAGTGTTGGAGGAAATACTTCACTTGAGGCACTGTTTGATGAACCATGGGCAAAATTTGCTGGTGCATCTGGTGTTGGTATTCCTAAGGGTGATGCTGCGGAAGGATATACTTCAACAAGTGGTATTCTTTACGGTGTAACATCTGGACTTACACCTTATGGTACTCTTGGTGCTACAGGTCTATCTAATAGAGGAAATCCATTTGATGCATTCCGTGGAATGTTAACTTCACAGGCAGAAGGATTAGGCGATTCATCAAGTAATCCATTCCGTGAAATGGCATTCAGCATTGAGCGCGTTGCAGTTCAAGCAAGAACACGCGCTCTTAAGGCAGAATACACAACTGAACTTGCACAAGATCTTCGCGCAGTACACGGTCTTGACGCAGAATCAGAACTTGCAAACATCCTCTCAGTTGAAATCATGAACGAAATCAACAGAGAAATTCTTAGAGGCATGTATCATGTTGCTAAGACTGGTTGTCAACAAAACGATCTTTATCACACTGGTGAAGGTGCTGGTTCTGGTTGGGCTGGTGGTGTATATGACCTTCTCAACGATTCAGACGGTCGTTGGTCAGCAGAACGCTTCCGTGGACTTATGTTCCAAATTGAACGTGAAGCAAACGTAATTGCTAAGGAAACTCGTAGAGGTAAGGGTAACTTCATCGTTTGCTCTGCTGACGTTGCTTCAGCACTCGCAATGGGTGGATTCCTCAATCTCTCACCAGCACTCAATGTTGACATGCAAGTAGATGATACTGGTAACGTATTTGCTGGTATTCTTAATAATAAGTTTAAAGTCTTCATCGATCCATTCGTTGCAAGCAATGCAAACTTTGTAACTGTTGGTTATAAGGGTCAATCACCATATGACGCTGGTATGTTCTACTGCCCATACGTTCCTCTACAAATGGTTCGTGCAGTCGGTCAAGATACATTCCAACCCAAGATTGGATTCAAGACTCGCTACGGTCTAGTTGCAAATCCATTCGCACGTGGTCGTGAAACATGGGCTACACCAGCTGGTGATGGTCTTGAAGCAAATAGCAATGCATACTATCGTATCTTTGCAGTCAAGAACCTCCATGGTAATACTGGATTCTGATCAGTAATCTGAATAAGAATCAATAATAAGGACGGAGAACCCACGAAGAAATTCGTGGGTTTTCTTTTATAAATAATAGTATGCCTACAAACAATCCTCAACAAATCATTAGTGATATACCAAGTTATATTCTTAATGAATTGCCTGGAGATTTTTTAAATCAGAATAATTACGAACCAGCGACAAATAATAAATTAACTGGTAATAGATTTCAATTTATATTGACTAGATGCCCCACTGTGACATACTTTTGTCAGAGAGCAAATATACCTTCGATTTCATTTGGAACGTCTACACAGTCAAATGCGACGGGTGTTGTATTGAAACGACCAGGAACTTCATATGTTTATGAAGATCTACAGGTAGGTTTTGCTGTAGATGAGAATATGAAAAATTGGTTAGAGATATATGACTGGATGTTGGATATCGGAGTAAATTATAAGAGAGAAAATGAACGGTATGCAGAAAAACAAAAAACTGCTACAGGATATCTTCTAGTACTTAATAGCAAATATACTCCAATAATTGCATTTAAGTTTAAAAACATGTATCCTACATACTTAGGTGGAGTTGATTTTGATGTTTCTTTGCAAGATGCAGAAACTAGTATAGCAACTGCCACATTCTCATATTCACACTATGAGTATGAGATATTTGCAAATAATACAGTTCCATCTTGTGTATAATAAAAAAGGATTTTTATATTATGAAAATTAACGAGTTAAGTAAAATTAAAATTAATGCAGAAATGGATACTGCAATTGATGCTAATCATCTAGATGATGAAGCATCCAAACTTCCTCAATTACATAACAAATATCTATGTATGCTTATGGATGAAAAGGTTCATTTAGAATTTTTAGATTCTAAGATGAATATCTTGAACAGAGATAAGTGGTTATATTATTCTGGCAAAATGTCAGAAGAGGAATTAAATAAAAAGGGATGGGAACCATTTGAACTCAACATACTCAAGAATGATCTTGATCGGTTTATCGATAGTGATGCTGATATTATCCGTCTTAGAAATGAAATCTTCATTCAAAAAGAAAAGATAAGTTATATTGAAAGTGTTGCAAAGATTATATCAAATAAAATATGGAATATTCGTTCAATGATCGAATGGATTAAATTTACTCAGGGTGTATGATAAAGATCAAAAAAGTTGATTCTGTTTATGTTGAAATAGAATGTGAAAAGTCTATTGCTAAAGAATTGTCATCGTTCTTTACTTTTCGTATACCTAATTCACAATACAATCCAGCATTTCGTAAAAAGAAATGGGATGGAAAGATTCGACTTTTTAATATTTTAACTAATAGAATATACGCTGGATTGGTTCCATATATTTTATCATTTGCAAATGAAAACAGTTACAAAGTAGCATACGATACAGACTTGCAAGAAGATATTACATCTTTACATTTTCCTAAAGTTTATTCTGGGGGTAATGAAATTCAACCTCATGACTACCAAATTGAATCAGTAAAACATGCTATACAAAATCGTAGGGCATTACTAATATCTCCAACTGGAAGTGGTAAAAGTCTTATAATTTATTTTACACTTCTAGAGTTGTTAAAAAGAACTCAAAAGAAAATATTAATTATTGTACCTACAACTGGTCTTGTAACTCAGTTAAAATCTGATTTTGAAGATTATGCAAATAGTAAAAAAATATCAAAATATATTCATTTGATATATTCTGGTAAGGAAAAAGAAACAGATGCCAGAATTGTTATCACAACATGGCAAAGTGTTTACAATCAACCTGAATCATTTTTTGATCAGTTTGAATCTGTGATCGGAGATGAGTCACACTTATTTAAAGCAAAATCTTTAATCAAGATAATGACTAAACTAAAACATTGTAATTTTAGAATTGGGACTACTGGAACTTTAGACGGAACGCAAGTCCATAAACTGGTTCTTGAAGGTTTATTTGGAACAGTTTATCAAGTTACATCTACTAAAGAACTTATAGACAGAGAAGTTCTTGCCGATTTAAATATTGATTGTTTATTATTAAAGTATCCACCATCTAATGTTCAAGAAATTAAGCGAGCAAAATATCAAGACGAGATAGAGTGGTTAGTACTAAATAATAAAAGAAATGATTTTATATGCAATCTTGCAAATAGCATTTCTGGTAATGTTCTTGTTCTTTTCAATTTTGTTGGAAAGCATGGAGTACCACTATTTCAAAAAATCTCAAAAGAGAATAAAAAAAATGCATACCTTATCTGCGGAAATACGGAAATTGATGAAAGAGAGCAGATAAGAAATATTGTAGATAAATCGACAAATAGTGTTCTTGTTGCATCATATGGTACATGCAGTACAGGAATTAATATAAAAAATATTCATGCGATTATATTTGCATCCCCTTCAAAATCTGTTATACGTGTGTTACAATCTATAGGAAGAGGTCTTCGAAAGTCCGAAACCAAAACGAAAGTAACAGTGTATGATATTGGAGATGATCTAAGTCATGGCAAATATAGAAACCATTCCCTTAGACATCTGGATGAACGAACTACCATATATACTAATGAGCAGTTCAAGTTCAAGAAGACCAGAATAAATTTAGGAGAATAAATGAATATTAAAATTTTCCGTCTGCGAAGTGGTGAAGAACTTATTTCTGAAATTCTTGAAGAAAATAAATCATCTTTTAAGATTCAAAATCCAATGATTTTTAAGACTGATTTAGTACCAGGTCCAATGGGTGGTGCTTACGATATGACAGTTCTTAAGGATTGGTTAGTAAATACAACAAGTAAAAATACGTCTTTACCAAAAAATCATATAGTAAGCATTTATGATGCAAATGAAGATTCTTTAAAACTGTATAATTTACATCTTCAATCAGGTGAAGAAAAACAAAAAATAGTTAATACTAAAGATATAATGCCTGGTAAAACACTAGAAGATCAAGAGGCATCTGATATTTTTCATGATTTTCTTGGAGCAATTTTAGAAGATGTTGCAGATCAAATGAGTGATTCTCCAATAGTAGATCTTGAACAATCATTTGAACCTGAACCTACTGAAAAGAAACGAAGAAGAAAAGCAAAGAGAAGGAAACAAAATGTTTCCCCTGAAATGGAAGACGATGAAGTAGAACGAAGTGGTATTTATATGTCTATGATGATTCCAGGAGAAACTATTATGAATTTAGTAACTGCTGGTATTTTAAATCCAAAGGATCTCATCAAGATGGTCAATGAAACCAAGAAGAGAAATCGTTTTACTGGAGATGAAAAGGATCGTAAAGACTTTGGTAATAAGTATTCTGATTGGAATCCAGATCCTAAATCAGATGATTATCAATGATTATAGTAGTCATTAAAGAATCTTTCTTCTGATTCCCACACAGAAATTATACAGTACCTAGTAGAATCTTGTCAAGAGTTAAATTATTTTATTTTGAAATATTTTTAGTTATTGCTTTTTATTAATAATCTGATATACTATTTACTATGAAAGAAAAAGAAGAATCTTCTAAAAATTTTAAACATTATATTGATAACAAATTCTTTTGTGAATCAATGATGGAGTGGAAATCTAAAGTTATTAAAGCGGAACAATCTGGAGAACCACGACCCCCTGTAACAGATTATATTGGAGAATCGTTCTTAAAGATTGCAGAACATTTATCACATCGTCCTAATTTTATAAACTATCCTTTCCGCGAGGATATGGTGGGCGATGGTGTAGAAAATTGTTTACTATATGCTCATAACTTTGATCCAACAAAGTCATCAAATCCATTTTCCTATTTTACGCAAATAATTTATTATGCATTTTTGCGTAGAATTGAAAAGGAAAAGAAACAAGCATATATTAAATACAAGTCGTTACAGATGAATGATATTAATGGTAAATTAGTTGACTGGTTAAAGAGTCAACCAGATTATGCATCATATTCAGATTTTCTACAGAAAAACTTTTCATTAACAGAAACTGATATAGAGAAGTTAGAACCACCTGAGAAAAAGAAAAGAAAGAGGAGAAAAAAGAAATGAAAGTAGCATTTATATGTGATACCCATTTCGGGGTGAGGAATGATTCTCCCTTTTTTTTAGATAATGCTCTAGCATTTTTTGATGATCAATTCTTTCCATATTTACAAAAACATAATATCAAAACAATAATCCATTTAGGTGATTTATTTGATCGTAGAAAGTATATTAATTTCAATACACTCTCTACTGTACGTGATAAGTTTTTTCAACGTCTTCATGATGAAGGTATTCACCTTCATATCACAATAGGAAATCATGATACTTTTTATAAAAATACAAACAATTTAAATTCAATTAAAGAAATACTAGAAGATCGTTATTTAAATGTTTCTATTTATGAAAAACCATCTGTAATATATTTGAATGGATATAATTTTGGTATTGTTCCTTGGATTACAAAAGAGAATGAAGAGGAAATTAAAAAGTTTATTCAGACTACTAATTGTAAGATGATTGGTGGTCATTTTGAAATTGTAGGATTTCAAGTAATTAATGGTGTATATCATACTTCAGGGTTCAAGACATCTGAGTTTAATAGATTTGAAAGAGTATTATCTGGACATTTTCACATTAAACAAAGTATGGGAAATATTCATTATCTTGGTACTGCATATCAGATGAATTTTGCTGACGTATATTCTAAGAAAGGATTTCATGTATTTGATACTGAACAAAATACTTTAGAATTTATAGAAAATGATAATGAAATTTTTCATCTATACACATATGATGATTCTTCTGACGAAGAAATTAAAAAGATTGCAAAGTTTATCAATGAAAAGAAACTCAAAGGAACATTTGTAAAAATCATTGTTCGTATTAAGAATAAGCAAACAATTTTTGATAAATTTATTGATGCATTATGGGAAAAAGGAATTCAAAGCGTATCAATTCTAGAAGATTCACTTGAGATTAATTCAGATGTTGAGTTTACTGAGAGCGATGATACAATGAGTATTATTGGTCGAGAAGTTGATGCAATTGAACGTGATTTTGATAAAGTAAAATTAAAGACATTGATTAGTGATCTTTATATGGAAAGTCTAAAAGTATGATAATTTTTAAAAAGATAAAATTTAAGAACTTTGGATCATTTGGAAATACAATGACGGAAATTGTTTTAGATAAAAACAATTCAACACTTATTTGTGGTAATAATGGTTCAGGTAAATCTTTCGCATTTTTAGATTCAATTACATTTGCATTGTTTGGAAAACCATTTAGAAAAATTAATATTCCACAATTAGTAAATACTGTAAATGAAAAAGGATGTTTAGTTGAAATTGAGTTTGAAAAAGGACCAGACACGTATATAGTTCGTCGTGGTCTTGGTCCTAGATTATTTGAAATTTATAAGAATGGTGATCTATTAAATCAAGATGCAAAAAGTCTTGATTATCAAGAATTGCTTGAACAACAAATTTTAAAGATGAACTACAAAACATTTACCCAAGTAGTAATTCTTGGTAGTTCTGCTTTTGTCCCATTTATGCAATTAAGTGCATCAGATCGCAGAAATGTAATCGAAAATATTCTTGATATTAATATCTTCAGTACAATGAATGTTGTGCTTAAGGGAAAAATCTTGACTCTAAAGGAGAGTCTAAAATCTTATGCATCTAAGATTGAAATTGAGAAAGCAAAAATTTCATCTCTTGAAAATTTAATCAATACTCTTAAAAAGAAAAATAAAGAAGATAATCAAGAAAAGATAGATAGAATTTCTGAACTAAAGAAAGAAATTTATAATAATGAATATACTATTTCTGCAAACTATTATGGAAGCATAGAAGAAGATATTAAAAGTAATATAGAAATAACAAATAAAAATAAAAATAAAATACTAAGCATATTAAAATCAATTGCTGAAGTTGAAGCAGAACGTAAAAAGTTTGAAAAAGAAATAAAGTTTTTTCAAGAAAATAAAACATGCCCAACGTGTTCTCAACAAATTCAAGATTCATTTAAGAAAGATAAAATACTTTCTAATAATCTAGAAATTTCAAATCTAGAATCTTCTATTGAACAAGGAAATCAAACAATAAAAGATCTAGAAGATCATAATTTAAGTCTTGAAAATATGTTGAATAATGCAAAGAAAACTTTAGAACAAGTAAAACAACTTAGAAAAGATATTGAAGCATACAATAATGAAATTAAACGAATAGAATCTTCCATGCAGAAAACTTCTCTTGATGGTGAAATTACTACCCAAGAAAATCAACTGTTAATACACAACTCAACACTTTCTATACTTACTGAAGAAAAACAACAAGTTTCCGAAGATCTAATGTATCATGAATTGGCAAGTGACTTATTAAAAGATGGAGGAGTCAAAGCAAAAATTATCAAGTATTATTTACCACACATGAATAAATTCATTAATAAATTCTTGACTTCAATGGACTTCTTCGTACAATTCCATCTAGACGAAGAATTCAATGAACACATCAAATCACGTCACCGAGATGAGTTTACTTACATGAATTTTAGTGAAGGTGAAAAGATGAGGATTGATCTTGCTCTTTTATTATCATGGAGAGAAGTTGCAAAGATGAAAAATAGTGTTCATTGTAATTTATTGATTCTTGATGAAGTATTTGATTCATCTTTAGACGGCGTGGGTATGGATGAATTGATGAAATTGTTAAAAACTGTAAGTCAAAACTGTAATGTATATGTTATTAGTCATAAAGCAGATCAACTTGTTGATAAGTTTTCAAACGTAATTACCTTCGAAAAGAAGAATAATTTTAGCAAGATGATACATAATTAAATGAATAAGTCAGATAACATTAATTTTAGAGGAAAGTATAAACAATATGATCCTGATGGAAAACCCAAACTATATAAAATTGGTGATTCTGTTCAATATAATGGTAAAACATATGTCGCTGTAGTGACAAATACATTTAAAATTCCAACTACTCCAGTTGGAGAAACTGTTTGGAAAGAGATCAGCGAAAATCAATCCTTTTATATTTCAGAATCATCACCAGACGATAATCCTTTAAATCCAGGAGATCGTTGGTATAAACCAAGCGATGGTATTATTTACACACTTATACAACAAGAAAATAACCAAATTTGGGTTGAATTTTAATTTATACATGATACAATGGACATCAAATGACACGTGATAATAACGATAATTTTAAAAGTCGTGAACAAAAGGAAAAGCAAATTCCTAAGTTTAAACTAAAGTCTGTCGCAAAGAAAGAAAAAAATTCAGAAAGAAATCGTCTTAAGCAAAATCTCCGGGATTATGTTACTGGTGGTTTTACAGATGATGATTTCGATGACAATGAATAATAGGATAATGATATGAATACCGTGAACCTTTCTAAAAACACATTTACAATTCTAAAAAACTTCTCAACTCTTAATTCAAACCTTCTGGTAAAACCAGGAAATGTAATCAAGACCATTACACCTTCCAAGAATGGTATGGCAGTTGCTACAGTAGATGAAACATTTGATACTGAATTTGGTATCTGGGATCTTAACAAATTTCTTGGAGTGATTAGTCTTTTTAATAATCCAAATTTTACCTTTGGTGAAAAGAGTGTAAAGATCAAGAACGGAGGCAATTCAGTAGTAAATTATTATTACTCTGAACCACGATTGCTTTCGGTTCCTACGAAGGATGTCAATATGCCTCCGGTAGATCTTACAATGGATCTTTCAGAGAAGAATTTTTCAGAACTTCAAAAAGCATCCTCAGTAATGCAACTTCCAGACCTTGTATTTACACAGGATGATGGAAAGATCTTGGCAATGGTATGTGATATTGCGGATCCGACAACTAACAGTTACAAGATTGAACTTGGAGAATCTGAAGGTGTAGATTTTTATTTCCATTTTAAGATGGAAAATATTAAAATTCTTCCTGGAGATTACAAGATTAATTTTGCAAATAACATTGTTGGTGAATTTGTAAACAAAAACATTTCTCTCAAGTATTGGTTTGCTATGGAAGCAAATACCTCACGATATGATGCATAATATGAAACCTGAAAACTTTTTATGGGTCGAAAAATATCGACCAAAAACTATTGATGAGTGTGTTCTCCCTATGTCGCTGAAGTCAACCTTCAGCGACATGGTTGCTAAAGGTGAACCACAAAATTTGTTATTTTCTGGAACTGCTGGAGTTGGCAAGACCACTGTTGCAAAGGCACTTTGCAATGAAATGGAATGTGATTGGATTCTTATCAACTGTTCTGAAGAAGGTAATATCGATACACTTCGAACAAAGATTCGCCAGTTTGCCAGTACTGTTTCTCTAAGTGGTGACGTTAAGAAAGTAGTGATTCTTGACGAGTTCGACTACTCCAATGCGAATAGTATTCAACCCGCTTTGCGTGGTGCGATTGAAGAGTTTGCAAATAATTGTCGTTTTATTTTAACTTGCAACTACAAATCACGAATTATTGAACCAATCCATTCTCGTTGTACTTGTATTGATTTCCAGTTATCCTCTTCAGAGAAACCACAGATCGCTGCAAAAATGATGGAGCGTTGTGGTTATATCTTAAACCAAGAAGGTGTTAAGTATGATAAGAAAGTGCTAAGTCAATTAATTACGAAGCATTTTCCAGATATGCGTCGTATTTTAAATGAACTTCAAAGATACGGTGTATCTGGAACTATTGATGTTGGAATCTTGACTTCAATTGCTGATTCTGAGATTAAGAATCTAGTCAGTTCCCTTCGTAATAAGGACTTTGCAGGGGTACGTAGATGGGCAGCACTCAATGCTGAGACTTCTTCCCAGGAAGTCTATAGGAAAATCTACGACTCTCTTAGTGACATTCTTGAAAATCAAAGTATACCAGAAGCAATTATCATTTTGGGAGAAGCACAATATCGTAGCGCATTTGTAGCAGATCAAGAAATTAATCTCGTTGCTTGTCTAGTTCAAATTATGATGTCTTGTGCATTTAAATAATATGTTATCTGAATTCTTAAACTCAATCAATCAAACAAAACAAAATATTATCTCAAATGATCCAAAAATTGAGAAAGAATATCTTCCATTTGTAGTAAATAAGTGTTTTTCTTATTTTCCAGACACTATATTTCATGCAAATCGGATGAATCATCTGTCGTTTTTGGATAAAAAGATGCAGTATGATTATCTGTTATGTTCTATTACAAAGCGAAAACGCTTCTCAAAATGGACAAAACCAGAAGAAAATGATAATTTAGAACATATTAAGGAGGTTTTTGGATACTCTACTAAAAGAGCAATGGAGGTAGAAGATTTGCTCCCTATGGATAAGATTAAAGAACTTACCAATAAGGGTGGTCAAAAACGCTAAAATAATAAATATTTTCTATAATATGGAGCATATTATGGAAGATATTTTTGAGGGATTGGGCGTAGAAGTTACTCTAAAGAAGGAAGAAGATTTCCTTAAGGTTAAGGAAACACTGACTCGAATTGGAGTTTCTTCTAAAAAGGAAAATAAACTATATCAGTCATGTCATATTTTACACAAGCGTGGAAGATATGCCATTATGCATTTTAAAGAAATGTTTATACTTGATGGTTTAGATAGCGATATGTCAGTCGATGATCTTGGCAGACGTAATACTATAGTAAAATTATTAATAGATTGGGGACTAGTTGATGCTGTGGATTCTGCAAGATATTCAGATCCACAGTTGTCATTAGCAAGACTAAAGATCATTCCACATAAAGAAAAGAAGGAATGGCAACTCATTCCAAAATACCATATCGGAAAGTAGCATAGATATGTGTGGAGATTTATATAATGAACAAAATGCAAGCAATTGGTGCTCCATTTTTATTGGAACATTCTTCGTGTTCGGATCTAAAACCAAAGTTTTTTAGTTGGACTAAAGAAGATTGTAAAACTAAAGTCTATATTGATTCTGGTATTGCATTAGGTATCAATACGGAAAAGAAACCAGGAGAGAGGAAGATTGCATGGGTATGCGAATCCCGTGCAATCTTTCATTTGTCAGGTATTCCTAGAGATTTGTGGGATAAGCATTTAATGCAAATCGCAGACTCTTATGATGTTCTTTATACATCAGAACGATCATTAATTGGAAAACATCCAAATATAAAATTTGCATTTGCTGGAAGCAATTTACCTTGGGTTCGTGATGTTGGTGTACACGAAAAGACCAAAAATTGTTCATTAATTGCTTCCCCTAAAAAGTACGCTTTTGGACATTCTCTTCGACATTACTTTGCAGATAAATTTAAAGATAAACTTGATTTATTTGGTGGAGTTGCTGGGTCAAAGCGTCTAGGTAAAGGTGCTTATGATGGTAAAGAGGAAGCACTCAAAGATTATAGATTTTCTCTAGTAATTGAAAATGATAAGTATGAAACTTACTATACTGAAAAGATAACTGACTGCTTTGCTTCTGGGACGATTCCAGTATATTGGGGTACACCTGATATTGGTAATTATTTTAATCATGAGGGAATAATTGAACTTACTCCTGATTTTAATCTTGACACATTAACAGAAGAACTATATAATAATAAATTAGATGCAGTTAGAGATAACTTTGAAAGGGTACAGAATCTTCTCTCAGCAGATGATATGTTGTACAAGCAAATAAATGAAAACTGAAATTGTATCTTTTTATTGTGATATAGATGATCGAACCTATTATAGTGATCATGCTAGACGTTTTCGTATAAATTGCAATGAAAATAATATTCCTCATGATGTAAGAGAACTTCCATCAAGAGGAGAGTATAGATTAAACTGTCTTGCAAAACCAAAATTTATTCTTGACATCTTTCATGAAAAGAAAAAACCATTTGTATGGATGGATGTAGATTCATTAATTCATAATGAACTTAGTGTATTTGATGAAATGGAAGGAAAGGTGGATATTGGATTTGCATATCAATCAATTGATCCGCGAAAAGATCCAAGATTTCCTAAAGCATCTCCGATATATTTTTCATATAATCCAATCGTTGAAGAATTCTTAAAGTTTTGGATTGAACAATGCGAAGAAAATGAAAAAGGAAATCAACAAAAAGTATTTGATCATGAAATACTAATGGGTATAGTTCTTCCAAAATTTATGAATAAACTTAGACTAGGATGTTTGCCAATAAACTATGCTATTTGGCCTAGTACTTCTATTCCTCAAGGAATGCAACCCATGATTACTATGGGAATTGCTGATGGTCAATCCAAAGAAAAATCTTTAAGAGAAATGGGATTAAGTGAAGATGTTGTTAAATTTAATTTAGTCGGAGATAAAAATGAAACCAATAACATATAATGATGATTATTTTGGATTTGATCCCATAGATTTATTTTTTCCATGCGAGATACATTTTACCAGATTTGGCAGTGCTAAAATAGCATTACATCAAAAATATCAATCATTTGAACCACGTATAGAAAAAATTGAATTTTCTAATAAAGAATGTTTTAAAGTATTTGTATGTTCTAACGAACCATCTACATCAAATAATCGTGAATCAATTGCCAATATAATTGCTAATGGATATCAATATGATTTAATATTAACAACAGAAGACGAAGTATTGGAAAAATGTGATAATGCAATATTTTTCCCTTATGGATGTACATGGTTAAATAAAAAGAAAAACTGCCATCCTGATTCTTTAGGAGAATTTAATGAATCTGTACTTGAAAAAGTATATCCAAAGGAATTTGGACTTTCATTCTTAACTACCAGTCATTTAGGTAAACCTGGATATAATCTTAGACAACAAATTTGGAAAAATCGTGATAAAATAACAATTCCTAACAAATATTATTCAAGTATAAGATTTCTTACAAATTCAAATTCTGTCATAGGAGGTGGTAAATTTTCTGACACCTTACATGATGGTTTTCTACCAGAAGATGATAAAATCTATTTATTTAATAAGCAATTTAATATTGCAATTGAAAGTAGTAAAGAAAAATCTTATTTTGCTGAAAAAATCATTGATTGTCTTCTAACAAAAACTGTTCCAATATATTGGGGATGTCCAAATATTGGAGATTTTTTCGATAAACGTGGTATTATTTATTTTGAAAATTTTGATGATATGATTGAAAAAATAAATAATATCAACGAAAACACATATGATGAAATGAAACCATATATTGAGAAGAATTATGAACTCGCTAAAGAATATGGTCGGTCATTCTTTAAAAGAATAGAAGAAGCAGTTTCAAATAATTACAAATTACAAAGAGATAAAGATGATATTCTTTGGACAATAGGAATTCTCACTCTTCCACAGAGAAAAGAAAAACTAGATAAACTTTTATCGTATTTAGAAAATATTATGCCATTTGGATATAATCATCGAGTTGAAATTATTATTAATGAAGATGATGGAATCAAATCAGTTGGTCAAAAAAGAAATGAAGTTTTGGATAAAGCAAAAGGAAAATATATTTCATTTATTGACGATGATGATATTGTTCAGTCTAGTTACCTATCCAAGATTTGTATTAAACTAGACAAAGATTTATATGATGGAATTGGTTTTTGGG